CTATTGTAAGTACTCCTGCTGCTGGCGTTGCCGCAGAACCATCCGTGGCAAATGAAGTTGATACTGTTCCTCCAGTCTCTAAATTCAATGTGTTAGCTCCAGCTGTAATAGCTATAGTAGAACCAGCTGAAGTTATAGAAGCATATGCAGGCGCTGCGCCAGTCGCTCCTATTATAACTTGCCCATCTGTGCCAGGCGTCATCCAACTTATTGCAGAACCGGTTCCCGCTCCATATGGAACAGAGTTTGTCGTTAAAGCTCCAAGCTTCGCCTCTAACGAACTAGGAACTATTGGTCTACTAGTGTCAGAACCAGCTATACTTTCAGCATTAGTAGCTAGCTCTACAACTCCTTTTTGTGTTGTTGTTGAATCAGCAACTGTTATCGTAAGCGTCCATGCTCCAGGATTGCCTGTAACTGTTATAGGATCAGTTCCTACAAAATCAATATTAGCTAATCCATCAGGACCTACCGCCCCCCCAACATTACCCGTTAAAGTTCCGACTGCTCCCAATGATGCTACTGATATGAATTTTCCCATTTGGCTCATAACTAATCCCTCGAACCATAAAATGTTGTAACGTATACGGCACCTGAAGTTGGAACTCCTATTTGTTTAACATATATACGAGTGCCTTCCGCAAAAAACATTCCAGCTTCAATCGATTTATTAGCTGTTACATCAATTAAAATATAACCATCCCTGGGAAGAGGAAGGTGATCTTCAACGCCATCGAAAGAGAACATAAGTGATTCGTCAGTTAGATTTTGCACTAACAATAGTCTTACTGGATTTTCAAATGCCGTTCCAACACCCATATACCCTGCTCCGATTGAACCGAAAGCAAGAGTCCTAGCGGTTTCCGGCAATAATCTTATAGATAGGCTCATTACTATTCCTTAAATCAAATTTGATAATAACCTGTCACATATATATTTCCACCAAATTTCCCAGTAACTCCCCTTGCATATAATTTTGTCCATTTTGGCAACGTTGCGTTGTTAATTTGGAAGTTTAATGCAACGGAATCATATGTTGAGATATATTCATGATCATTTACACCATCATAGCTAATAACTATCGAAGAATCGGATGCATTAATTAATCTCACAATAAAACATGCACCTTCAAAGCCATAACTGTTAATAACATTGTATGAAACAGGATCCAATCCAGCAGTGTCAAAATATATCATTTCAGTAGGTAACAACGAATCTTTAGCCATTACACTCCTAATTCATAGGTTGATAATAACCCACTAAATATACATATCCAGTTCCCGCAGCTGCCTTAACATGCACAACTGTTCCCGCTTTTAACTGAGCCACTTTATTATTAGGACGCGAATTTGCTTGAAGATTTAACTCTAGAGTTGAACCAGCTCTGACATAATCATGTGGAATTGTTCCATCATAACTTACTGTTAAGTCTCTATTAGAGTCATTAATTAATCTAATTAAGACACACGACTTTTCTAACCCAGATGAATTTATAGCTACATAGTCACCAGCAAGTGTAGCTGTATCTAAGGATGTCATTGTTATAGGCTTCATATAATCTTTGGGCATACTACTCTCCTAATTTTATTCTAAGCTACTCTTCCTTTTCTTTTACTACTTTTTCTTCTTCCTCTCTTTTTAATTTGTCTGCCGCTGCTTGTGATAGCTTCACTATTTCTTGTAACATTTCAAAAAGAACATCATATGCTTCACCATATGGGGCGCCAAATGGCATAGAGAAAGTAAAATTCTTATCTCCCTTTTCCACTTCTAGGTTTACCATTCCTACTTGTTTCATTTAAACCCTTTTTAAAGAATTAATAATATTTTCCCGAAAATCATATCATTGAAATGAAGCCCTGCCTACGTTTAATAAGCAGGACTATTAAGATTGTTAAACTATAGCTATATAGCTCTATGCGGCGATTATCCAGAAAGTAAGTATCAAATTTCCATTAAGTGAAGCGGCTCCGTTGTTCGTCGCTGTTACCGTGAATGAGCCAGCTCCAGGAGTTACACGTGTAATAGTCATTTGGGCGTCATTGGCTCCCAGGTTGCTTAATGAGCACAATATTGCAGATCCGACTGTGCAAACACTATTTGTTACAGTAAGTACTTGTGATGCTGCCGCTGCTGTTGTCAAACCTGTAAACGTTCCAACTCCAACGTTTGCATTGATTGTTACAGCTGCTGCTGCTTGAGTATCTGTAGCAGGAACCATATCAACAATACCGGCTGCTTCGATGGATATACCACCTGTACCAGATTGAATTGTTGTAGCCGATGTAGTATTTGTACTTCCTACAGTTACAGGACGAGCTGCTGCACCAGTACCAACATTAACGGCTTGAGCGTCTGCATCATTACCAATATTGATTGCGCCGCCAGAGGAGTTTAATTCTAATACACCATCTGCATCAACAAGAACGGTGTCATCAGAATCTATAGTTATATCGCCAGTTCCTGTAGAAGCTAATGCTATACCTCCCGTTCCAGAGTTAATAGCAACTCCAGTAGCACCTGTTACATTACCTATAGTTACAGTATGCGCAATTGCATTTGTTCCTATATTTAAAGCACCTGTACCACAATCAAGAACAACAGAGGTTGCGCCAGTTCCATTACCCATAGTTATAGTTCTAGCTGCCGCTCCCGTGCCAATGTTAATGGCAAATGCATCAGCGTCATTACCTATAGATATTATTCCTGCGCTAGAGTTTAATTCTAGAACACCATCTGAATCCAACAGAAGAGTGTCATCAGAATCAATTGTAATATCACCTGCTCCTGTAGAAGCTAATGCAATACCACCGGTTCCAGCATTCAATGCTAATGCAGTTGCACCTGTTACGTTACCCATAGTAATGGTTCTAGCTGCCGCTCCAGTACCAATATTTATTGCAAATGCATCTGCATCGCTACCAATTCCTATGGCTCCAGCACTAGAGTTAAGCTCTAATACACCCGCAGAATCTAGAGTCATATCATCTGTAGATGTAACTATAACGTCTCCAGTTCCAGATTGAATTACCGTTGAAGAAGCCCCTGTTGTTGAACCTATAGTTGTGGTATGTGCTGTAGCAGATGCACCAAATGAAGCTGCTCCAGTTCCACAATCTACAACAACAGAACTAGCTCCGGTTGCATTGCCTATGGTTATAGTTTTAGCCGCGGCGTCAGCGCCTATGTCGATAGCTCCAGTTCCAGTAACTAATGCGAATGCGCCATCAGCACCGTCTATTGCCATTCCACCGGTTCCATAATCTATATCGATTCCACCTGCTGCATCTGAAGCGTTAATATTAATAGCGTCTGCAGAACCTAATCCTGAAGCTACTGTTACACCCCCAACATCAGAATGAACATTGATAGATGCAACTCCAGTTCCTTGGTCGGAGTGAATATCTATAGTTTCATTTGTCCCGCCATTGGCATGCAAGTAAATTGTTTGTGCTGCATCAGTATCAGCTGTGATTGTACAATCACCACTAGACATAGTTAAATCAACGCCAGCCGTTACAGAACCCAAAAGAGAAATATTGTCATCTAAGTTCCAGGTAATTGTATTTGCCACAGAACCATCAGTTGAGATGTTTGTACCTCCGGCCATTGTAGTTACACCAGCAAGAGGTGCAACAGGACCAGCTACATCTGTTACAAATGAATTAGCTGTACCTCCAGATTCCTCAATATTTAAAGTTCCGGCTCCTGGAGTAATTACTAACGTTGCAGATGTAATTGATGCCCACACAGGAGCCACCCCGGTCCCAGCAACTAACAATTGTCCGTCTGTTCCAGCTGATGAAGTAAACAAGCCAGTTCCATCAGACTGAACAACTCCTAGCCCTAGTCCGCTGACTGTCAAATCTGTTCCTACTGTCATTGTTGTGCCAGATGCAATTGAGGTTCCAGCTGTAATTGTTGTCGTAGCTGTTACACTTGTAAATGTTCCCGAACCACCACCTATTCCTATCCATGTCGATGAACCAGAAGCCACCTGTGTAAGAACATACCCATCATCATTAGGCTGATCTATCCAAAGGCTGCCAATTTCTGCTTGATCGGAAGTTGTTGGTGCTCTCTGAGAGACTATTGGCTGAGGCGCCAAGTCGATAAGTGTATCATTAAAACCATAAGCTAAGTTACGATTTCTATTTACTGCCATTCTATTCTCCTATAGAAGGTTACTAAATTACTACCACCCCAAGCTAACAATGGATATTAACTTAATTAAATAATAAGCTTATTATTTGTACAGAAAGGATAAAAATGGCAAGACCAGGAAGACAAAGAATAACTATAGACTTACCTATAGCGCTATATAATTACGTTAAGAATAGTTCTAAAAAGCAAAATATAACTATAACTAAATGGCTTGCAAGAGTCTTATTTAAAGAGATGCGAAGGGATCAATCATAGCCAGCAATTTTTCTAGCAAATCCAGGAGTTTCGGGCATATCCAGTTTCTTAAGCCGTGCTTTTTCTTTTTTTCTTCTTTCAGCTCTAATCTTCTTGCCTTTTTTGACTGTTTCTTTTACAAATTTTGATGGCTTGAGTAGGTTAATTAATTCGTCAATCAACTTACGCTCTTTAGTTTTAACTTTCTGCCTTACTTTATCAGCTAGCTCTATTTTGCTTATTTTTCCTATGCCCCCAGCTTCTTTAATGACTTCATCAGCTGTTTTTTTACGAAGCCTGAGTACCTCATTAAGCTTAAGCTTTTGTGTTATAACGCGCCTTCTTCCTTCACGGGTCATCATAATCCCGGGAACTCCACGCATATATTGATCAATTTCTGTTTGAGTAATACGAGAGGTTTGTAACACTTTTTTTACATTTCTCATAAAGGTAGTAGTCAGTTTTATCATTTCTTGTGTTTCTGGAGTAAGCGTCCTGGTGATATCTAATTTTACTTTACCCTTTACCATTTTCCCGCCTATGATAGGCGCAACTACTGCGCCAGCTGGTCCGGCAATTGCAAGTCCAGCTGCACCCGCCAATAGCGGCTTCAAGTCTTTTTCTGCTGTTTCTGCCATACGAGCCAACCATCTACTACTTAGATTTCCAGTTTCACTTATGACAAGCATTCTTTTAAGCAACAAATCTTCTTCGTCTGCACCCTCTCCTGTTTTACGTAAAGCATCATAGTATGGAATGTTTTCTTTTTTTCTCTTTTGTTCACGTGCAAATTGCTTTTTTTCCTTTTCTAGTTCAAACTTGCGCTCTTTTCTTAAGGTCTCTCTTTCTTCTTTTTCTTCTTTTAAGAACTCACCACGAACCTTTTGTAATTGCGTAGCCAGTTTTTTTGTCTCTTCTTTAAATTGTTCTTTGGTAAAGCGCCCTTTGCGCAGCTCTTTTTTAAGGCCCATGCTTCGCTCAACTGCCGTATCAATATCTTTTTTCATTTGTGTTACTTTTTTTTGCATCATTCCGGCAGCTAATCGATTGAGCTCTTTATCATCAGTTATATTGGTACGCTCTCTAATTTTATCTCTTATTTTATTG